TGAATGTAATAACCAAGCTGGCCTACATCACCTTCATAACCTATGTGTAGATCTGTAGTTCTAGAAGTATAATCATTACCAGTATAAGATGCGTTTGACTCGGCGTTAACATAAACGCCAGCCATTGCAGGTGTAGCCAGGGCTGATGTAACAGCAAGTGCTGCAAGTGCAATAGTTTTCATAATTTTAATTAAATAGTTTTTGTGTAAATTACACCACGATACCTTAGTTTTACTGTCATAGTAATCCTCCAGTACCACTGCCCCGTTCCATGCAAGTGGTTTCATGCGTCCTTGAGTTCCAAGGATGAACGGACGTGGTGTTACCCTATTGAAGGGGTTTCAGCCGCTAAGTCTAGCGGGAAATTGTGAGCATTTCTTTCATGCATAACTTCCATACCTAAGTTGGCACGGTTCAATACATCTGCCCATGTTGGTACGACCTTTCCATCTGCTGATACAATAGATTGATTAAAGTTAAATCCATTCAAGTTGAATGCCATTGTACTAACTCCCATGGAGGTAAGCCATATGCAAACCACGGGCCAAGTAGCCAAAAAGAAATGTAAAGCACGAGAATTATTAAAGCTCGCATATTGAAAGATTAACCTACCGAAGTAGCCATGAGCTGCCACGATGTTGTACGTCTCTTCCTCCTGCCCAAACTTATAGCCATAATTCTGCGACTCGTTATCAGTTGTTTCTCTAATAAGTGAGGAAGTAACAAGACTTCCGTGCATAGCAGAGAATAAAGCTCCACCGAATACCCCTGCAACACCGAGCATGTGGAAAGGATGCATGAGGATATTATGTTCTGCCTGAAAAACAAACATGAAATTGAAAGTGCCTGAAATACCAAGAGGCATACCATCGCTAAAGCTCCCTTGTCCAAAAGGATATACAAGGAAGACAGCGAAGGCTGCAGACACAGGTGCGGAGTACGCAATTGGAATCCAAGGTCGTGCTCCTAATCTATAACTAAGTTCCCATTGGCGTCCCATGTATGCTGCGATACCGATGAGAAAGTGGAACACAATAAGTTGATATGGTCCTCCGTTATATAACCACTCGTCGATGGTTGCAGCTTCCCAGATTGGGTAGAAGTGAAGACCGATTGCGTTACTTGATGGGACGATAGCTCCCGAGATGATGTTGTTTCCATAGAGTAGAGATCCAGCGACGGGTTCGCGTATACCATCTATATCAACTGGAGGAGCCGCAATGAATGCTATGATAAAGCAAGTCGCTGCTGTTAGTAGTGCAGGGATCATAAGGACACCGAACCAACCAACGTAGAGTCGGTTGTCGGTGCTTGTTGTCCAGTCACAAAAACGCTCCCAGTTATTAGTTGGTTTTGTTAATGTTACTGTTGCCATTTAAAAAATGCCAGGAATAATTTGTCCAGTTATTATGTATGAACCAAGGGCAGCAACAAATCCTAGCATCGCTAGTTGACCGTTTACACGCTCAGCATTATCAAAGTAGTTCGTGTCAATCACTTGTACTTGTGGCTCAGTTGCAAATCTGTTTTGGCGTCCGCCCTGTTCAGTTGTAGTAGTCATTAATAAATTAAGTAATAGTGCGTAGTGGCAGAGTACGATGAACTGTTCGGGTCCGCCGCTACTTAATAATTTATTGATTGACTAGGTTTAATATTCAATTGTTCTTTAAACTGACTACCACTTTTCTTAGTGCTAGTAGCAGGTGCAGTTTTCTCTTTAGATATTTTTAAAGATTCGTTTGGACGTTGAGTAGTGCTAGGGTTATCCGCATACTGATATGTATTATATGTATTACTAGTAGTGCTAGTAGTAGTTTGGTTCCTGGCTTGACGATCTGATTTTTCAGATCCACTCAACGCACTATAAAGATCTTCACCTGCAGATTGTCCAAAGCCTGCGGCAATGGCAGGTGATATTCCAGGTACGCACATGAGTTATTTCAAAGGTGTATCTCCATGTACCCATTTGACTAGAGAGTATCGAGTCCCCCATAGTATAGGTGTTACTCTATGTAACCATCTACTATCGAAAATTACAATCGTACCCTGGTCTCGTGGACACTTTAAACTTTTTCTATCACAATTATATAGTATCAAGTTCCCACCTTTATAAGAACTTGGGTCAGATAATTGTACTGTCACACTTAGTTTTCTAGTAGGAGTTGTGTGTGGATCCCAGTCCATGTGAGTATGGAAGTACATACCAAACCCATACCTAGAAAACTGTAAGTATTCTTTATCGTCTTCACTTAAATCATATTGAAAGTTAACACGATTAGCTTCCTTTACATAATCAAGTATCATATTATTGGCCCAAGATAATTCACTACCTTGTAGCTCAACATTCCTATCCCAGTTACGTATAGACTTACCGTTTACTGATACCTCACCTCTGCTGTAGGGTAAGTAGGAATGATAATCAATTATTTTTTTACACAAAGGTGCAGTTATCTGACCCTTCATTATATAGTAGGGACTCCAGGGTGGATTGGTAGTCATATGTTAGCCGCCTTTATAGAACAAGGAGTAACTGAAGCCTGGGTATTTTTTCTCCCAAGCTTGTTTACCCATGGTAGATGCATTAGTTTCCATAGCTCTACGCTTAATCGCTCCTACATCACCTGGGCCTTTACCTTGATTAATCTTTAAATCTTTTCCCATTAGAATTTCAAATCTGAGCGATCTAATTTTTCAACAACGTCTTGTCTGTAAGCAGGATCTTTGTCGTATCGTGGATCACTCATAGCACTGACTAATTCTGCTTGACTTCTGAAGACATCTCCTGAAGATTTAGGTGCTTTACCTTGTAACATTCTCCCCTCGTATCCATTTGCATCTTCGTATCTAGCACGTAGCCCACTAACAGCCAGCTTGATTGCGCCTACATTTCCAGAGCTAACTAAAGCATCAAAGGAATTAATATCAGCTTCTGATAAATTCTCTGATGCCCAGTCTACTAGTTGACCGTAAGCTTTCTCTCCACCTGCTGCATTTTGTACTACATTTATTTCATTCTGTGATAAATCTACTGTAGCCTCTGACCCAGTTTCAATTGAAGTACCTTTAATAGCATTCAAATATGTATTGACTAGATCAGTGCTACTCATACTCTGAAATTTCTCAATGGTTTCAGCGGATAGCTGTCCATTATTCTCATAGTATTCAGTGGATGCATCTTTTAAGAGGGCAAGTTCCGCAGTCGTTTCTGCAGCTTCCTCCGTTTCTTCAGTCTCTGTTTTGGCGTCAGGAGATTCGGTGTCCCCAGCTCCCTCGCTATCTTGAGTATCTTTTTCTCCAAACTTTTTTTGGAGTTCAACATAAGCTTTCTCTAATTCTTGGGCATCCTTATACTTACCAGCCAGCAATTGTTCTTGCTGTTCTTGGATTTCTGTGCCTAGTTTTAGAGAATCCTGTTCTTCTGCAGTTAAAGAATCAACTGATGTTTGTTCAGTTGTGTTATCAAATGTAAGTGTTTCTGCCATGTATTAAATTGGTGGTTGATCTTCTACAGGTACCTCACCTTCAGCATCAGGTGGTTGCATCATAGCTCCTAGTGCTGCGTTCTTAGAAGGATCTGCCAGTGGAGCTCCTGCCATTTGACCAGCTTGTTCAGCCATGGTAGCCATCATCTGTTGTTGCTGTGCTTGCTGCATTTCTTGTGCCATCTGTTGCTCAGTCTTAACTAAGTTAAGTACATCAATACCTTGTGCAGCTGCCAATCGTTTGATAGCTTCGGAAGGATTAATGAATTGCATGAGTGCTTCTGGACCAAGTGTCTGAGCAATCGTACCTATAAATTGTGTAAGACTTTCTCTGTCTTGTCCTCTACCTAAAGCATTAACACCTGCTACAATCTGAGGTCTAACTAAATCTTTAGGTAAATTGGGTAGCTCTCTCTTGCGTTGTAAGATTAACAAAGTCCTATTAAGATAAGGTACTAGGAACTCAATAGTAAGTAAGCTGAATAGTCCGCCTAACTGCTGTTCTAATTCTAATTGAGTAAGCCTCACCTCTTCTGCTGTAGTACGTTCACTTTGCCTTATGTTCAATTGCATAAATGCTTCAGCTATTCTCCGCTCAATTTGCTGAGCCATTTGAGATGCTGTCTGGAAGTCAGCTGTCTTTCCTACTTGAACTACCTGTACATCCTCTGCTCTACCTTGAACGATAGCACCGTTACCAGCTTCGGCTATGGTACTAGGTTTAGTAGTAGAGGATGGTGATACTAGGAAGATTACTTTCGCTGCGCTTGCAGCACCTTCTACGAGTGCCTGAGATAATCCTTCAAGAGACTTGAGATCCCCTAAGAATTCCTCGACTCTACCTCGGCCATAATCTTCACCATCTACTGTATTAAATCGGAGAACTAACCATGGACTTGCATTCTTTGGTGCTGTACTACGGCTTCCAGGTACTATTTTACCAAACACTTCCTGATACCAGACCCAGCGTCCACTCTTGCTATCCAGTTTGACACAAGTGTATACTTCTACGTCGTCTCCTGTTGAGCTAGTTGATTCATCAATACTTGTATTGGGTTGCGGTTCAGGTAGCTCAAAATCCAGAACCTTTCTGCTTATTAATTCTTTAGTTACAATTTCTAAAACGTTACCGTTACCATCACGATTCACTACATATCTATTAAGTGGAAAGTTTTTTAAACCATCCTTGCCCATAAATATAAGAGCATTACCACCTACAATTAGATGCTTCAAGGCTTGATGTACTACAACGCGATCACTTGATGCTGCGATGAAGTCCATTACACTTCTTTCCATCTTGGAAAACTGTAAGTCTAACTCGCTTCTAACTTCAGGTGGTATCTCTTCACCTAATTTATTATCTCTAATCTGTAGCTTGAAAAATGTAGTTTGTGGTGGTAGTAACGCTAGCATTAATTTTGCTGCCAACGTTACTACTGCTTTAGCGCCTACACTTTGCCAAGGAGTTGTAATTTTTCTGTGATTAGGATGTGTTGTTAAATCGTCTTGTATTAGATAAGGTAACGTGAGTTTCGAACAATCAACTGCAGTGTTCAGAAAACTTGAACGATCTGAAGCTAATTTGTTGTACCTCTCACGCGCTGTCATCATACGTTGATCCCTCCAGAGGTTCCTTGCGACGGACCTGTATTAACTACCTGTTTCATGGGTATTCTTAAAGCTTGCGTACCTTTTGACTGAGGGTTAGCTGCTTTAGTACTCCTAGACCTTTGGACCTTTGGATTAATGTCAGTCTCTATAGGTTCTGGGTCAGGTAGAGGTGCCTTAGGTGGCAATGGTGGTGGTGGTGGTGGGGGTAAAGGTGGTGGTGGTGGCGGCGCTGGCGGTCTTCCTCCTCCCATGCACATTAGATTTTATCCTCCTCAATTGATTTGATGTATTCAATGACGCTAGCTTGACCCGCACGATACATGATTGATTCGATTGGTTCTTTAGGATGAACTGGTTTCCAACCAAAGTTAGAATCAAGCTTGCTAATTAGTTCATCCAGTCTTTCGTTATGTAGTCTTAATGTTTTAAGGGTGACTTCCATTAGGCATACTGAGGTAAGTTGTTATTCGAATGCTCGAAAAAAGCTGGCATTCTAGCTCTCTTAGTCTCAGAAAATTCAGGTGCTTTACCCTCATACATTAAGCGATCGCTAGCATCCAACCAAAATTTTTTGTCTAAATATCTGTCCTGAGTATTTATACCTAGAGGTTGAAGAACCCAGTTAATGGTGGCCTTCCTAAGTTTATCCAAAGAAGCAGAAGGACGTAGACCCAACTCAGTACATACAAGAGAATTTGCTCCGACATGGATCTGCTCGTCCCTGGAGATGTCGGCAGCCAGAGTGCGAAGAGCAGGGCACCCATTAAACCTAAACATAGGGAGTAGAACGAAGAAGATGGCCCGTTCTGCGACCAGAGCTTTGGTAATTGTATGGTCAGGGTGTTCAATCCAAGCATCTCTTAAAAGTTTCCCTTCTTTTTCATAAGTTTCATTTGCGCCATAGGCATCTACTACATATTGTAGAGCTAAATCATGACGTTCTTCATCTTTTACATTGTCCTCTAATAGTCTTCGAGCGTTATCGGGAACAGTCTTTTCAAGACCTTCCTTAATGAAGGTACCAACTGGTAACTCCATATGACGTATTGAGAGGGCACGTCTGATGGTATCTTCGGCTCCATCTTTAAACACTCCAGCGGTGGGTTTTACGGGAGACCACTTACGTTTGCGGTCTAATAGTATATCATAGGGATGTTTTCTCATTATTCTTGACAGTCACAGGTTATTGGCTCGTTT